AGCCATGACTATACCCCGAATCCTGTTGTTTCGAAACCGTTCTTTTCAATCCATCGACCGATTTCGGTGTTCCACATCTTGACCACGTTCGCCCGAGTTTTTCCGCATAAGAAAGCGAACCCATGAACTTCACTGAATCCGTTACCGAGTTCCTTGCACAAGCCGACTGGTTGAACGCAAGCCACGCACCATCGGTCACTGCGCTCATCGCAATGGCTGCGAAACTTGATGAGGAGGTCACCCCGGCGATGTTGGCTCAGTATTCGGCGGTGCATCGCTATCTGATGAAAGAGAAGCCTCGCGTTTATGCCGAGGTGGATCCGTTGGCTGAGCTGTTGCGCCGATGACGTTTGCACCGACCCGTCACACTCCTCCGTTGAGCGATGACTTCGAAGCCGACATTGACCGTCTGCTTCCTGCGTTGGAGTATGCGTGGTCGGTTGCGAATGGTGGCACGTTCACGTTTGACCCCTGGCAGGTTCAGTTGCTCAGGGCGATTACTGAGAAGTTGCCGTCGGGTGAGTTGCGTTGGCGTTCGACTCTGGTGAGCATGGGTCGGCAGAATGGCAAGACCGAACTTGTGTCGGCGCTGGGTATCTGGTCGCTGTTGCGCAAGGACAATCAGTTCAGTGTGTCGCTCGCTTCGACCGCCGAGCAGTCGCGGCTGGTTTATGAACGGGTGCAGCGTGTAATCGCAAGCAACCCTGCCCTGCAAAAGATGATGACGAAACTGACCGACACTCGTGGCATTCGGGCTGTCAATGGATCGCGTTACGAGGTCAAGGCCGCGAAAGCATCAACCCTGCAAGGTATCCCCATCTCTGTTGCGATTGTCGATGAAGTCCACTTGGTGGATGCGACATCATGGGATGCGGTTGTGTCCGGTACAGGTGCGCGGCCTGACACGTTGGTTGTTGGAATCACGACCGCTGGTGATGAGAACTCTGAGCTGTTGACCCGACTTTACGAGAACGCGCAAAAAGCGATTGCCGGGGAACTTGACAGGTTCGGTGCATGGATTTGGGAATCCTCAGAGGCGCGAGTGCCAGAGGATGATGACGAACTAATCGCGTTACTCATTGAAGCGAACCCTGCATTGCAGTCAGGCCGTATCGACCCGAAGCTGCTGCTTGAGGATGTTCGTGCGTTGCCCGATGACGACATCATCCGTTACCGTCTCAACCGATTTGTGAACACCAGCAACAAAGCGTTCATCCCATTCGAACTCTGGCAAAAGAACGAGCGCGGAATTGATGATGTGTTCCCTGATGGTCAACTTGTGTTTGCTGTTGACCGCACACCGGGTTGGGAACACGCAACCGTTGCTGTCGCTGTCAAGGTTGACGATGTGATTCACACTGAGCTAGTGCTGAGTATGGTGAAGCCGACTCTTGAGAAGCTTGTCGCTGTTTGCCAACAGTTGCTGTCTCATTCGCCTCGCGCGATTCTGATGGATGGTTACATTCTGCGCGATCTACATAACGAATTGAAACTGCGCGGCTTCCCATCGGACACGGTATCGCTTGCCGAGATTGTCAACGCCTCCAGCCTGTTCTATGCCCGACTTGCTCGTCAAACTTTGAAGCATGCGCCTGACCCGTTGATGTCGATGCAGATTCCGCGCACGGTTCGCAAGTTCATTGGTGAGGGGTTTCGGGTGTCGCGTAAGGACTCCAGCGTTGAGATTGATTCGGTCATGGCGACACTGTTGGCAGTTTATGGCGCGGAGACTTTGCGAGATGGACAACTTCAGGTATTCTAGATTTAGTTGTGGTGGTGGCACCGAATAACTGCGTTGACTCCACAACAAGGCAGTGCTGGATCGGCAGCACTGTCACTTTCATCTCTAGACCCTGACAGGATTCGCATTGGACAACGATTCAATCAACGGCTTTCCCATTCCACCAGTTGACCCAATGGATTATCTCCAATGCGATAGTTGCCAATAACGACACGCCGAACACAAGATGTAGTGGTCTAATTTGATTTAGACCACAAGATGTAGTATCTTGTGGGTAATGGCTAGTTTCTTGGAGTTCCTGAACCCGTTGCGACCATTTGAAACGGTGCGTTCTGTCGCGCTTGATTTCGAACGCATGGAGGAACGCAGCTCATCGGTAGTGCCGCCGCCGCGCAGTGCAACGTCAGGTGTAACCACAGGCGATGCGTTGTCGATGGCTTCGGTGTACCGGGCGATTAGCATTCTGTCGACTGCCATCAAGCAGGTCGGTGTTCACATTTACCGCGATGACGAGAAGCTGGAATCAACACCGCTTTGGATCAAGCAACCCGATGACAAGATTACCCGTGCCGAGTTCATGGCTAGAACTGTGAACTCCATTGCGTTGGCTGGCAACTGCTTCTGGTTGGTGTCACGCAACGCTCGTGGGGAGACTGTCAAACTTGAGGTGCTAAATCCGTTCGACATGCTAATTCAGTCCGACGATTACGGGAACCTTTTGGGTTACACCTATCGTGGCACAATCGAATACTCAATTGCGGATATTCAGCACCTCAAGGCTCTTACCGTACCCGGCAACCTTTACGGACTCGGCCCTATCCAGTCCTGCCAGCCAGAGTTGGCTGCTATCAAGGACACACGCGATTACGCTTCGACTTGGTTCGACAAGTCCGGTGTTCCGTCTGGCATTCTAAAGTCGGATCAGATGTTATCCCCTGATGCTGCTAAGGCCGCTAAGGATTCTTGGAATGCTTTGGGTGCTGGTGGTTTGGTTGTTCTTGGTAACGGCCTGACTTACATGCCGACTTACATGAACCCACGCGATTCGCAGTTCTTGGAGAACCAAGCGTTTGGTGTTCAGCAGATTGCTCGCTTGTTCGGTATCCCTGCCAACATGATGCTTGCTTCGGTTGATGGTAACTCAATGACTTACACGAACATTGAGCAGGAACAGATTGCGTTTACCCGTTACACGCTTAGCCAGTATTACGTTGAGATTGAAGCGGCGATGTCGTCACTGCTTCCTCGCGGTACTGAAGCGCGTATGAACATTGATGCGCTGTTGCGTTCGGACACTTTGAGCCGTTACCAAGCGCACCAGATTGCCCTCGCTGCAGGATTCAAAACACTTGATGAAGTTCGCCGTGATGAGAAGTTGCCACCGTTAGGAGTTGTTCCCATTGTCTGAGATGCAGATTCGTGAAATGGAGTTCCGGGTCACCGATGCTGAAAAGCGTGAAGTGACCGGGATTGCTGTTCCGTATGAGCAGATGTCGAACGGGGAGATGTTTGCCCGTGACTCTGTTTCGCTAGATCCTGAAGCCAAGTTGATGTGGCAGCACGACAAGAACGAACCCATCGGCAAGATTGTTCAGGGTCGTCACACTGATGAGGGCTTTGAGATTACCGCAACCATCAGCAACACTCAGCGTGGGCGCGATGCCATCGAACTCCTCACCGATGATGTCATCAACAGATTCTCAGTCGGATTCATCATGCGCGACAGCAAGATGACCGACAACCGCGAACGGGTCGTCACCGATGCGTTTGTGCGTGAAGTTTCCCTCGTATCATTCCCGTGGTATGAGGGTGCAACCGTTACGGAAGTTCGTGACGACTCCGAGTCGGAAAGTCCGGCCTCGGCTCCCAACAAGGAGGAAACAGTGGAGAAAATTACTCCAGAAGCTTCCGACCTCGCCGAGGTTCGTGAAGCAATCCAGCACCTAGAACGTGAGGTTGCTGGACTCAACAAGGTTGAAGCACCTGCTCAGCCATCGTTCCGTTCGGCTGGTGAGTTCCTCAAGGCACTCGCAGAGAACGACGAGACCGCTGTCCGTGCCTACACTGGCGCAACGACCGCAGAATCCATCACCACACCAATCGACTTTGACCTCATCCGTCTCGTCGAAGCAGCTAACCCTCTCGGTGCTGTGTTCGGTACTGGTGTCACCCCGACAACGGGTATGACGATCACATTCGCACAGGTTGACTCTGTTACTGACGGAACTGGTGTTCAGTCGGCTGAGGGTGACGACCTCGGATACTACGAGCTGAACCTCGGAACATCCACCGAAAACATTGTCACGCTCGGAAACTACAGCGAACTCAGCCGTCAGGTTATCGACCGTTCATCGGTTGACTACTTGAACTCGGTTCTCCGTGGACAGGCAATCGCACTGGGCAAGTCGCTCGCTGGCGCACTTCGTTCGAAGTACCAAGCTGTTGCTGCTGCTCAGGTCACCGCTGGAAACAAGGTCACCCTTGCGAACACCACCTACGATGGATGGGTTGCAGGACTTGCTGACGCTTCGGCAACGTACTTCACCCCCAACGGTGTCACCATTGACGCACTCATCGTTGACACGGCCACGTTCAAGGACTTGCTTGCCCTTGACGGAACCCCGGTCATCTCGTTCTCAGGTGAGGCTGCTGGCGCTGTCGGTTCGGCAAACGTCGCTGGACTCCGTGGCACGATCGCTGGAATCCCCATCGTTGTCGATGCAGGACTTGACGCTGTGAACAAGGATGAATGTGCATTCGTTTCGTCACTGGCTCTCCGCCAGTACACTTCGGGTGCGCTTCGCCTCACGCAGGAGAACGCTGTCAACCTCTCAGAGGCTTTCAGCATCTCCACCTACACGGCAACTGCGGATGAGTACCCTGCGTTCATCATCCCCATCGACCAGACCGCCTAAGTAACCTAAGGATTCGGGCATGGCTCTTGGATGGCAGGACTTGAAAGCGTATGTGAACGCTCCTACAGCTGACGATGATTTCGTTGAGCAATGTTGGGATGAAGCACACGCGCTTATTACCAAGTTCATTGGAACAGCAACTGTTCCAGCCAAAATCCATGACCGTGCCCGAATCGAGGTTGGTCAGGAACTCTACAGTCGCAGGGCTGCGCCTAACGGTATAGCCCAATACGCGACCTTTGAGGGCGCTTCAGCCATTCGGGTTGCACGCGATCCGATGGTTGGGGCTTACCCCATCCTGCAACCGTATGTTGGGCAAGGCATCGCCTAATGCTAAGTACCGCTCGTGCCGACTTGCTCGCTGTTCTCACAGCTGCAGGTTTACGGGCTTACGCTGAGGTTCCTGAGCGACCCCAACCGCCGATGGCTGTCATGGTTCCATCTGCGGATTGGATCGTGTCCGGTGAAGTGTTTGGTGAGTTCTCTGTGTCGTTCGATGTGGAAATCATTGTCGCGGCAGGTGCGAACACTGTTGTATCAAAAGCTTTGGATGATGCAGTCGAAATCGCTTTGACTGCCATCACCAACGCACCGAAAATGTTTGCCAGTTCAGTTGCACAGCCACAAGCTGTGGAGATTGGTGCTGGTCTTTATCTTGGCGCAACCATCACGGTTCGTCAAAACTTCCAACTGTAAAGGAAACAATCATGGTAAACCGTGTAAAAGCGAACTCCATCACAATCACCGTTGACGGTGACGACTACACAGCCGACCTGTCCAGCATCATGTTGCAGTCTGAGGAAGCATCATCCGATGTGACCACATTCGCTGATGCAACTGCTGGTGGCGCACGCGACTTCTATATTGAGATGTCCGGTGTTACCTCAACCGATGCAACATCATTCTTCATGGTGTGCTGGAACAACGCAGGTGACGAAGTACCTTTCACGCTTGAGACTTCGGCAGCAACCGCTGGTGAGTTCTCTGGAACGTTGCGGATCCCTGCTAAGGGCGCAATCCCGTTCGGTGGAGAAGCTTCGGCTGATGGCACGTTCTCATGGTCAGGTGTGCGCTTCGAAGTTGTGGGCGACCCTGTCTGGACTCCTGCCGCGTAGTCGGTAATGTCTGAGAGTCAGTATGGTGTACGCGTTGCCACCAACAAGAGTGGTAACGCGTACATTGCTGGCTTGTATGGCAAGAACGGTGTAGCTCAGAAGCTCAAGGCTATGGGTTTGGAACGTAATGAGTTCCAGAAGTGGGTCAAACAGGCCGCGTTGATTACCGCTGCAAGGGCTGCCTCAATTGCACCCGTTCGCTCTGGCGATCTAGCAATGTCCATCAGGGGTTACGCAGGTAAAAAAGTGACACCCAACAACGCACCTGCTCGTTACTTGTTTGGTGGTGTCATTATTGCCCAGCCACGAGTGCCGGGCAAGAGTACAACTTATGCAAAAGCTGTTTCGTTTGGCCGCTTTTACAAGCAATCGAATGACTTTAGGCGACTTGGCGCAATCATCACTGGCAATACTCGTGGGGTTCGGATGGAGTCAATCCGCACTAAAGGCAACCCTTACATGCGTACTGCGCGTGAACAGACAAGGCCACAAGTTGTCAAGATGTGGAACATGAACATTAGCCGTTGGATTGAAAAGAACGGCTTTGATGCAACAGGATTTGGGGGATAGTCATGGCTCGCGGTGGGAACATGATCGTCACGTTGGTGGCGCAAACAAAGAACTTCAGCAAGGGATTGCAGAACGCTGGTACGACTGCACAAAAGTTTGGTCGTGCAGTTGGTTCGGCGATGAACTTTGCGCTTGGTGCGATTGGTTTACTTGCCGGGGCTATCTTTATGTTCCTGCCGAACTTTATCAAGATGGGCGAGGAGGCGCGCAAGTCCGAGCTGCGACTTGCCAACGTTGCAAAGCAGATGGGGTTGTTTGGTGATAACACTGAGAACGTCACCAAGCGCATGTCCAAGTACGCTGAAACACTGTCGTTTGCGACCGGCATTGATGATGAGCTGATTCGTGGCAACCAAGCAATCCTCTTGACGTTCAAGGAGTTGGCTAAGACTGCTGGCACTGTTGGTGGCGCGTTTGACCGTGCTACTGAACTCACGTTGGACTTGGCTGCTGTCATGCAGACCGATTCGGTTTCCGCTGCACGTCAACTGGGTAAGGTGTTGCAGGATCCAGTGAAGCAACTTGGTGCTCTGACTAAGGCTGGTGTTACGTTTACCGAGCAAGAGCGTGAAAAGATTGAGACTCTGGTTCGTTCTAACAAGATGCTTGAGGCTCAGGATTTGATTCTTGATGCGATTGAGAAGCAGGTTGGTGGTACAGCTGAGGCCACTGCTTCGGCTACGGAAAAGATGCTGGCACGGTTTGAGGATGTTGGCGAGGAACTTTCTAGGGCGCTTGAACCTGCTGTCGACCGGGTAGCCGATGCAATGGTTGAATGGCTGGAATCCGTAGAGGGTCAAAAAGCAATCACTGACCTCACTGATAGTTTGATTGAGTTGGGTGACTGGATCACAAGTCCAGATGGTAAAGAGGCGCTTGATGACTTGGGTACAACTTTCATTGAGTTGGGTAACTTTGCTAGGGATACTGCTGGGTTCTTGCGCGATGTCAAAAAGGTTCTTGATGACATCTCGAAGTTCAACGAAAATTTGTTCAAGAATGGTTTGTTTGGTACTGGCCTGTTTGCACCAGCGCCTACCCCTGCACCTTTCGTTCCTGACCGCCCGGCTGACCGTCTGGGTGCAAACAACACAGGCCGCGGCGTAACGGTCAACGTTTCTGGTATTACACCGACTGCGGCGATTGGTCGCACAGTGCAGGATGCTCTGAACACGGCTAAGCGTTTGGGTCAGCGATGATTTACAACACAGTTCCCTACGACTACCTGCGGGTACGAATCAAAGACAAAACCGCGTTCCCTAGCGTTTATACCGAGATTATGGCTAACGGTAATGAGATTCAGATTCAGCGTGGTGGCACGGTTGGTGTGCTGGGTTTGGATTCGGTCAACGCTGGCACTATGACCATGACCATTTACAACGCTTTGGATCCTGCTGTGGTGTCTACTCTTGCGCCGGGCATGTTGATTAGCGTTTACTCTACCCAGTTCGCTACGCCCGGACTTGGTGCAATTTATACTGGCAAAATTGTGGACATCAATTCCAGTT